TATCTAGTTGATTCGCCTCGACCGCTTTGGGTTCAACAGGTTTTACCGCTTCGCCGACCCGTTCGCCGACGAAACCATCGTGAGCCAGTTCGCGGATCAGCATCTCGATCTGCAACTCGTCTGTGTCGTCCGGGCAAGTGACGGTGCCGTTCTTGTCGATCGTGTACGCCCCGACTTGAAACGCAAAGCTCGGTGCACCAAGGTATCGCGTCGCGTCCTGCAACGTGTCCCGCATGACCGCGACCAGCGCTTTCCGTTTGTCCCCCGTAACGTTGTACTTGATCTGCATTGTGAATACCTTCCTTTCGATTTGGTAGTCACATACATTGATCAAACGGGTGTGAATATCAAGCTAATTATCTGTGTTCTGGGGAACTTCATCGTATAGGGTTTTTACGCCTTCCCTAACGAGTATAACCTTATCGGAATTGCCAACTTGCTCGATATACCGTTTCACAATCACATCGCAGTATTTCTCGTCCAGCTCGATCATGCGGCAAACGCGATCGGTCTGCTCACAAGCGATCAGGGTGCTGCCGCTGCCGCCGAACGGGTCGAGCACGACACAATTCGCCATGCTTGAATTCAAAATCGGATATGCCAGCAACTCCACCGGCTTCATGGTCGGATGGTCGGCGTTCTGTTTGGGCTTATCAAACTCCCAGATTGTCGTCTGCTTCCGATCGGCGTACCATTCGTGCCGGCCTTTCTTCTTCCAACCGAACAAAACAGGTTCATGCCGCCACTGGTACGGGCTTCGCCCTAGCACCAGCGACTGTTTCTTCCAGATGCAAGTTCCCGAGAGATAGAACCCGGCATCCGAAAACGCCCTGCGAAAGTTCAAGCCCTCCGTGTCCGCATGGAACACATAGATTGACGCGTCATTCGCCATGCTGGCTTCCATGTTCCGAAAAGAAGCAAACAGGAAATCGTAGAATGCGCTGTCGGTCATGTTGTCGTTCTTGATCTTACCCGCGCTGCCTTCGTAGTTGACGTTGTAAGGGGGATCGGTTACCACGAGGTTTGCCTGGCTACCGTCCATGAGAAGATCGAACACATCGCGCTTCGTGCTGTCGCCGCAGACAAGCCTATGCATACCGAGCAGCCAAAGATCGCCCGGCTTCGACATCGCCGGCTCTTTTAGCACAGCATCCACGTCGAAATCGTCGTCATTCACGCCTTTGCGCTGAGCATCTTTGAACAGTGCATCAATCTCCGTTGCGTCAAAACCAGTAAGAGATACGTCGAAGTCCGCAAGCTGCAGATCGGAGATCAGAAGCGATAGCTTCTCTTTATCCCATTCGCCGCTGACTTTATTCATCGCGATGTTTAGCGCTTTTTCCTTTTCAACGCTTAACTCAACCACAACACATTCAGCTTCGGTCTGACCCATATGTTGAAGCACACTAAGCCGCTGATGTCCGGAAATTACCGTGTTCTTGTTTTTTGCGTTCACCACGATAAGTTCGACATAACCGAAATTTTCAATGGAAGCTTTCAGTTTTTCAAATTCCGCATCCCCGGGCTTTAGAATTTTACGAGGGTTGTATGCGGCAGGGTTTAGTTCCGATAACCTCAGTCTCTGTATGTTCATACAATGCACATCAACCTTTCTCGTATTAAAAGCTGCGTGATCTCCCAGTCCATAGTCAGTTCTTGTACTTTTTTGCTTTCGTGCTCAACGATTCGATGGCATGATGAGCAAAGGGTAACTAAATTCCGTTGCTCCCTCGTGCCATTAACGCTGGTCGGAATAATATGATGTACACACAAGTGGGTTTCTATACCACAACGATGGCAGACTTGGCCTTGCCTAATAGAGGCACTCAACTGATGCCATTCATGGTCGTATGGGCCGTACGTGCGCTTTTGAATCGCATTGTTTTGCAAAACTTGAATCATTCGTCTGCGCTTGTCGTCATCGTATTGTTCCCAATGAAGCAACGTTGCTTCACCTATTTTCTTTTTGCTTGCCGCGGAATGATATTCATCCCCGAGTCGTTGCTTCCGCAATTTTAGCCCAGCGCTGACCTTTTTTCTGAAATCAGGGTTTTTATTCTTTTCAACGATATCTTCGCGGGTTTTCTGCCATACACGCTGGCATTCAACGGAACAGAAAAAATGAGAGGGTACCCTTTGTGCTGCATAGCTCCTACAACTTTTCTTGCCACACGTTTCGCAAGCATAGTGAATTTTCATTGTTGGCGCTCCACGTACCCAAACTCCGTGAGCGAACGCTTCAGCTTTTCATATTCCGGATCGCCGGGCTTCAGGTCTTTGCGCGGATTGTAATCCGCCGGAACGAGCTTACCGACCGGCAGCGTTTGAATGACCATACTGTGATCCTTTCGACACGATTTTTCGAAGTCCGGTCTGTGCCGCTGTTAGGTTTCCCGCGAGCGCCTGTCCGCGCAGAGTCTTTCGCTGTTGGCTTGTCAGTCGGTGGTATCGGAGCGACTGGATAAATTCCTGCACATCGTCCATACTCATTTTCCCTTGCGCGCGGTCAGTAAGCGTTCCATGACGTCGTCCTGCGGATTAGCACCCGTATAGTCGGCGGTGCAGTTTTCCTTTACGATCTGGAAGATTTCATACCAGAGCCGATTCGTCTGCGCCATGTAGTTCTGGCTCATAGCCACATATGGAGACTGGATCGCGCTTCCCGTCGTCGGATGCTTTGCCAAAAACCCATATTCCGTAATTGCAGTTTCACATTGGATCCAACGCGCCGCGCTCATGGCGTACCGTTCGAGCACCTGCGGTGAAACGATCTTCGCGCACCCTCGCTGGTCAAGCCAAGCCCAGGTGACAGCAAAAATCTCCGCCGCTTCGAGCGTGCGTCCATCCTTCTGACGCGCAGACAAGAATTCGCGCGGCACCGGCATTTCAATACCTTTCAATTCTGCAGAATGCGGGAACTCCACTACGGTAAGCTTACGCTTGCCGGGATTCCCCTCGAGCACCTTTTCTGCCAGCGGTTTCGGCGGTCTGCCACCCCGTCCGGGCGCCGGGCCTCTTCGTCCCATGTTTATTCCTCCCTGGAAAAACTTACGGGGCTATTCCCCCTGAAACTTTCGCAAAAGTTTGTACGTGACCCGACCGCGTTGACCAAATTGAATTGTGGTAGAGATAAGTACACCCCCAAGGTCATGGCTACACTCAACTTATTGTTTTAATTCGTTGAATGTTTGCTGTTCATAAGTTGAATAATGCAAAAAAACTCATAGGGAACTTTACTTTCACGCCCTAATCGATTATGATTAGGGCGTGAAAGTGAGGAATCGTCATGAAGTCCGCTGACAAACTGACTACATTGTTAAAAGAAAACAAAGGATTTTTGAAAACATCTGATGCCGTGGCGGAAGGTGTATCAAGAACCGTACTCGGCGATTTTGTACGGCATAACAATCTCGAGCGTGTTGCTCATGGTTTATATATGTCGCAGGACTCTTGGACAGACGGATTGTTTGTAATCCAGGTGCGTTATCCGGAAGCTGTGTTTTCTCACGAGACAGCTCTCTTCCTTCTGCACCTTGCCGATCGCGAACCCGATCCCTTTTCCGTTACTGTCAAAGCTGGGACAAATTCTGTTGGGTTGTCGCAGCAAGGAGTGAAGGTTTACAAGGTAAAGAAGGAACTTTTCAGCGAAGGCATCATCGAGACGAATTCACCATCTGGCCATTCTGTGAGGACATACAATGCCGAGCGGACAATTTGTGACCTGTTCCGAAGTCGAAATCGCATCGAGATTCAGGATTTGCAAGCAGCAATCAAAGAGTACGTTCGCTTAAAAGAGAAGAACATTCCACAATTATTGCGATATGCGCGTGCATTCTCCGTTGAAAAGCAAGTTCAACAGTATTTGGAGGCACTACTGTAATGATCCACACATCAAGACAGCTCAAGGCACTTGTGCGTAATATCGCCAAGGGTGACAGTGTGAAAGCCCAAATCATCATCCGCAACTATGTGACAGAGCGGTTTCTTGAACGGCTCTCACTCTCACAATATCGTAGCAACTTGATTCTAAAGGGCGGAACTCTGATCGCAGCCATGGTTGGTTTGGATAACCGCTCTACCATGGATGTAGACACTACGTTGAAAAAGCTGCCATTGAATGTAACAACTGTGCGAACAATCGTCGATGATATCATTGCAGTTCAACTCGAAGATGGCATGACATTCGAAATCCAAAGCGTGTCTCAAATTATGGAAGGCGCGGATTACCCCGGCATACGTCTTATGCTTGACGCGATTCTTGAAAACATGCATACACCCCTGAAAATCGATTTTTCCGCTAACGATGTAATCACACCTCGCGAGATTCCATTTGCCTTCCGTCTCTCATTTGAAGACCGTACTATACCAGTACTGGCGTATAACTTGGAAACCATTTTGTCCGAGAAACTCGAAACCCTACTTTCCAGGAGCACTGCCAATACTCGTATGCGTGACTTTTACGATATCCATGTTCTCATCAATACACCGACGCAGTGCGTCGATAATACCACGCTTAA